CTAATATTAATCACGTGAGAGGTGCTTCAAACTACGAAATAGTTCAAAGTTTAACCCTTCTCTATGGTATTTGTAAGCTGCTGGTTGAACTCTTCCCTTCGATAGGTAAGAGGTCCTCATTGTTCTCCATGGACAGTGTAGTTAGGTGGTTGTTCAATATTATTCAATTTGATGATGTTAGGACGACAAAAGTAATAAAGTATTACATTTGTACTCCCGCATCTTTGTTTAATCGAAATGAACTTCCTCCTCAACCAACTGGTATCAACATTAAAAAGATTACTCCCTTTACTGGTGCACTAAAGAAAGCCTTCCTGATTCGTGTTTGTCATAAATCAGGTCGGTCTGCTCAGTTTATAGGTTCAATACTTAACCTTAAGTATTTTGCAGAGACTGTACCGAAATCTTTTGTTAGTGAGATGCACGACGCCTATCTTGAAAAGGTGTGCTTGGTGCCCACTACTGTAACTCATTCTGCTGATCTAGCGGTATCCACAATCAATAAAATAACTTTTAGAGATGTTGTGGTCAACAGCTTCGAATGTACTTCAACAAATAGTTGTACCGAATCTATCTTTATAAATGATAGGACCGATACAGTTGAAAGGACACTATTTGGACAATATTCGTTATTTGAGGCTCTGGCTCCACAGATACATTTAAAATCTGAGATATTTGAATATTCAGGACCTTGTCCTCCTCCATATTTTTCTTACTCATTCCTGCTTAAAGAGTTTGCTCTTCCAGGAATTGATGAGAAAGAAGAAATATTTGATGATGACCCGTTCTTCGAACAGTCATTATTCAATGAGGATGGTGAAGTTTTGAACATGAAAATGCTTAGAGGTAGATGTTGTTTTCTAGAAGAACCCCTTAAAGTCCGACCTATTTGTACAATAGGCGGTTGGGAGTTTGCTAGTGGAAAAACCTGGTCCAGATGTTTCCTTAATGTTTTAAAGAAACATCCTCTTATTTTGACAGGAAGGGATCCGACTTCGGAAATCCTTACTCAAATAAGAAATGAGTCCCTCAGTTACTGGGGTAAGCGTGGCTTTACAGAAAAAGATATGGTTTGGTACTCCGCAGACTATAAAGAGGCTACTGATAATATAAGTCCTTACGAATCCGCAAGAACGTTAAAAACCTGGATAGAAGCTAATCAACTTAACTATGAGATTCCATTTACCTCGAACAACGATTTGTTGACAGGTATTTGGAAAGCAATGGCAAAAGTTTTTGAATTTCTATTCCATAGTGGTCACCCTACTAAGCTCGCTTGGTATAAGGTCGCACTATATTTCAGATCATGTATATCTATAAGTTCCATTAAGAAGACAAAAATTCTTGATATAATGAATAGAACATGGTCAGAAAGGGTTTTATATGAGGCTAATGATGTACATTTGGAGGATCCATTAGGTGTCCAGAAATCAGGACAAATGATGGGTGACATAAAATCTTTTCCAATTTTATGTTTAATAAATATGAGTCTCCACCTTGAGGCTTGTTCTCCTTGGTCAAAAGCACCTCTTGAGAAACGTTATTGTCCTCTTACAGAAAAAGAGGAATGGTTTAGAGATGAGACTTTACCACCTTGTTTAATTAACGGTGATGATTATGCCGC